TCTTACTTCGACAGCTTAGCTTATGAGTATTCGCTAGTCCAAGCTATCCAAGAAGGATACTTATCTAAAATCAAAGCTTTGACAATTCCGCTCAGCTTGGATTTATCAAATGTCAGCATGTCAGCGGGTGATTTTAAAGCGAGCGATGTCGGAACGGCACTGGATCCATACCTGGAGCAGATAGCAGACGAAATGGTCAAGCAATGTGCTGACCGTAAGACAGTCGTATTCTTACCTTTAGTTAAAACTTCGCAAAAGTTTCGCGACATCTTAAACGCAAAAGGCTTTCGTGCTGCTGAAGTCAATGGAGAGTCCAAGGATCGTGCAGAAGTCTTAGAAGATTTTGAGAAAGATCGCTACAACGTCCTTTGTAATTCCATGCTTCTAACAGAAGGATGGGATTGCCCATCAGTAGACTGTGTAGTTGTGCTAAGACCTACTAAGGTACGTGCCTTATATAGCCAAATGGTGGGGCGTGGGACTCGCTTGCATCCAGGGAAGGAAGAATTGCTCTTGCTAGACTTCCTCTGGCACACTGAACGCCACGAACTATGCCGGCCAGCTCACTTAATCTGTGAGACTCCAGAAGTCGCTCAAAAAATGGTTGAGAACATGGAAGAGCAGACAGGCGTTATGCTTGACCTTGAAGATATGGAAGTCAAGGCAACCGAAGACGTCGTCGCACAGCGTGAAGAGGCATTGGCCAAACAATTGGAAGAAATGCGCAAGCGTAAACGCAAACTTGTGGATCCATTGCAATTCGAAATGTCTATCCATGCTGAAGACTTGTCGAACTACGTGCCTAACTTTGGATGGGAGATGGCACCTGCTAGTGATAAGCAAATTAAAGCTCTTGAGAAATACGGCATACTTCCTGACGAAATCGCGAATGCTGGAAAGGCTGCTTTATATTTAGATAGATTGCACAAGCGACAAGCGGAAGGTTTAACAACACCTAAACAAATCAGATTACTTGAAAAATACGGTTTCAAAGGTGTGGGAATGTGGCCGTTCGAAGAAGCTAAAAATATGATTAATCGCATAGCGGCTAACGGATGGAGACTTCCGACGAGCGTGCGACCAGCTGAATATGTACTAAATTAAGAAGGAGGAGATAGTGGCAGAGAATGATTTTAATTTGTTGCCGTTGCTGGATTACATCAATCCTGCCACGGTAGACTACCAAACGTGGGTCAATGTTGGTATGGCCTTGAAGCACGAAGGATACACGGCATCTGACTGGGATAACTGGTCCCAAAACGATAGCCGATACAAGAAATTCGAATGTTTCAAAAAATGGGATACTTTCAATGAACAAGCAGGAACGATTGTGACTGGTGCTACCATTACCCAACTGGCAAAAGAAAATGGCTGGGTGTCGCAATCTAGCTACGACAGCGAGAATGCGCATGAGTTTGGCTGGACCGATATAATAGACCGCGATTATCGTGTGATTGATAAAGACTGGATTGAAGGCAAGGAAATCCATGAGCCGACTAATTGGAATCCGGTTCAAGAAATCATCAAATACCTTGAGACTCTCTTTGAAGCTAGCGAAAATGTTGGTTATGTGACTGAGTGCTATCCGAAAACAGACGATGAAACTGGCGAGATTGTCAAATGGCTGCCAACTAAGGGAGCTTATGACCGGACGGCTGGTCAGCTTATTAAAGAGTTGAGTCAGTGCAATGGCGACATCGGGGCAGTCTTGGGTGACTACCACGAAGAAGCTGGTGCATGGGTTCGATTCAATCCAATGGATGGAAAAGGCGCTAAAAATGAAAACGTGACAGATTTCAGATACGCCCTGGTCGAATCCGACAGCATGCCGATTGATAAACAAAACGCTATCTACAAAGAACTTGAACTGCCTATTGTTGCTTTGGTCCATAGTGGGAATAAATCGCTCCACGCCATCGTCAAAGTAGACGCTAAGAACTACGAAGAATACCGTAATCGAGTTGATTATCTTTATAAGATTTGTCAGAAGAACGGAATCATCGTTGATACACAAAATCGAAATCCAAGTAGACTATCTCGTATGCCTGGGTTCATCCGTAATGGACAGAAGCAATTCTTGGTAGATACGAATATTGGTAAGACCGATTGGGATGAATGGTATCAATACATCGAAGATTTGAACGATGATTTACCTGATCCTGAAGGATTGGCCGACAGCTGGGATAACTTGCCAGAATTGGCGCCTGAGCTGATTAAAGGCGTCCTTCGCCAAGGTCACAAAATGCTGATTGCTGGTCCATCCAAGGCTGGTAAGTCATTCGCTTTGATTGAGATGTCGATTGCGATTGCAGAGGGCAAGAAGTGGCTAGGCTGGGATTGTACCCAAGGACGTGTGTTATACGTCAATCTGGAATTAGACCGTCCGTCTGCCCTGCATCGCTTCCGTGATGTCTACCATGCAATGGGATTGCCACCACAAAACATCAGTAACATTGATATCTGGAATTTGCGTGGAAAGACCGTACCGATGGACAAGCTAGCGCCTAAGCTCATTCGTCGAGCTTTGAAAAAGAATTATATCGCAGTCATCATCGACCCGATTTATAAGGTTTTGACGGGTGACGAGAACAGTGCAGACCAGATGGCACACTTTACCAATCAATTCGATAAAGTAGCTACGGAGCTAGGCTCTAGTGTTATCTACTGCCATCACCACTCAAAAGGTTCGCAAGGTGGCAAGAAGTCCATGGACCGCGCTAGTGGTTCGGGTGTATTCGCTCGGGATCCTGACGCGCTCATCGATTTGGTCGAGCTGGAAGTGTCAGAGGAATTACTTACTCAGAGGCTGAATCAAGCAGCGTGCGAAGTGTACAAACAGGCCTTGCAAGAGCTAAATAATGCCTATTACCAGCAAAATGTCGGCTTAGATGACCTCTTGAGCCCTGCGCAGATGAGAACGCACTTCGAGAAAGGGATTCCAGATGTGATGGCTCGTGCTCCTTATGTAGACAAGCTCGAAGAAGCTCGCAACAAGATTCAGATAGCTACTGCGTGGCGAGTCGAAGGCACGCTTCGAGAGTTTGCCAAATTCAAGCCAGTGAACATGTGGTTCAGCTATCCAGTGCATACACTTGATGAATCGGGTGTGTTGGCGGATATACAATTGGAAGATACTACGCCAAATTGGAAAAAGAATCTAGATAGTAAAAAGGGTAACGAGAAGAAAAAGAAATCTGCTGACGAGAGATTCACTACTGCTATGGATGCATTATTCGACGGAATCAATCCGGTTGAATTGAGTGAAATGGTGGAATATTTTTCAACAGAAGATAAACCTGTTAGCGAAAAAACTATCAGAAGATGGGTCAAAAATAGAGATGATTTTGAAGTGAAAAACAATCAAATCACACCCAAAGAAGAGCCAGGGACAGAGTAGGGACAAGGACAAACCCGACAGACAAACCCGAGAGTGTCCCTCGGGAATGTCCTTGACTCTCAGAGACAAACCCGAGAGTGTCCTTGTGTCTCTGGAGTGTCTCTAGGGACAAAGACAAACCCGAGAATGTCCCTGAGAAAACGCACAACCATGCGGGTTTTTCAGCTCTAGGGACAAACCCGAGAAACCCAGGGACAAAGCTAGGGACAGAATTCTTCTCTCTTCGAGAAGAAGAATTTGGGAAGTGTCCCTGAGAGTTCAGAAGAACAGGTACAGGAACAGGGGCGATTGAGCTACGCCCCCTGTAACCCTGTAACCCTGTCCTTCACTCTGAACTTAGGCGCGTATAAAAAAAGAAGGTGAAAAATGACATTAAATAAAAAAGATATTGATAATCTTAAAAAGGAAATCGATGACTTGTTGGATAAATGTGAAGATGATTTTGAAGAGATGGCGCTTAATCCAGATTACTCATTTGGATTGCTTATGAGCGCTAGTGCGACCTTGGGTGTAATTTTAAGGGAGTTGGCTGATGATTGAATTCTTTTTACCAATGCAAGAAATCCCGACAACAACTCACCAGCAAAAAAAGGTAAATGTGAGATTTGGGAAGCCAATCTTTTATGAGCCAGAGTATCTGAAAAATGCCAGAGCGAAATTTGAAAGCTTGCTTGCGCAGCATGTGCCTCCTGATAAATTTAAAGGAGCAATTCGACTGACGGTCAAGTGGTGCTTTCCTCGTATCAAGAAAAGCTACGACGGCCAGTACAAGACCACGAAGCCAGATACAGACAATTTGCAGAAGTTGCTCAAGGACTGCATGACGAAACTTAGCTACTGGCAAGATGATGCACAAGTGGCCAGCGAGATTGTTGAAAAGTTTTGGGCGAACACAGTCGGGATCTATATCAAGATTGAGGAATTGCCATGAGAATCGACTACATTGATTTCTTTAGCAGAGTTATTCCGGAATGGATGGCGCGCAGTAATCAAAAGAGTCAAGAGGTCGGTTTTGGATCAGACGCTTATTGGCTCTGGGCAGTGTCGTCAATTGGAGAAATTTGCAAGCGATACAATGATGATGAGCTGGTGGCAGAACAGTTTGGTCTACTCTTTAACTGGCTAGAAAAACAAGCAGGATAAGCCATGGAATATAGCAAACAAACAGTAATCGACGGACTGAAACGTACGGTCGAGCAGACGGAGGCAAGGATAGTTGAACTATCTGAGCCGTGTGTTAAATCGCTTGCTTTTAGCAGGTCTGAGGAAAGAGACTTGCTTAAAAAGAAAGTGAAAAACTGGAAGAAGAGAATAACGGAGTTGGAAGATGAAGTATAAAGTGACAGAATACCATTCAGATTTCCAAGAAGAACAGACTGGCACTTGCGAATTGTGTTTTGGTACAGCGTGGGTTGAAGAAGGTTCAATAACGGTTGAAGATGAAAATGGAACTAAAACAGAAATTTATTTAACTGTTTGGGATTGGGGCGATTACGACACAATCTACATTGATAATGTGGTTAATTTCTCCGCTTGGTTGCAAGAAAGGGAAGCTGATCCAATCGTTGAAGAAACCGAACCTTGGTCGTGGTTGAATGAATTAGTAGAAAAATATAACGAGGAGTTGGAAGATGAATAAGCAGGAATTGATTGAGAAGCATGAGGGTAAGCTAAATATAAAATTAAACCTTCAGTTGTTACATATATACAAGGAATTTATCCGTGATTTGATGCAACTAGACGAACCAGAAAAAGTCAAAGTTCCGCAGTTTGTGGCGGAAAAAATTGATTATTTCAAGAAAACTGGTGACTGGGATTTATTTCAAGCAATGGATTATTTGTTTGGAAAAAAAGAAATTAGGGAATGGCTTGAGGATAAAAACAACCAAGACACTTTCGCTCGAGCATGGCTTGACGGCTACGATATTCAGGGAACAAAATATGTAGTGACCGATGGTAATCATTTGTATTTCAAAAACTATC